CGTGAGATTGCAGTCTCTATGGACCTCGACCCTGACAAGGTGGCAAACTCTATGCAGGAAGCTGCTCTTCAGGCAGAAGTACTTAAGAAATTCCAAGCTCAAAACCCAGAGCCTCCACAGGGCGCTCCTGCAGGCGCACAGGCAGCCGATACGCAAGGCAGCGGGGGAGGTACTGTAGGAACTGGTACAGCGCCTCCACCGGGCACACAGGGCTTCTCAGGCACACCCGGAGGTGAAGGCGGGGAGCCAATTTGATGAACCTTAAACCTTTTGTAAATTCCCCTGACTTGTGGAAAGCTTTTCTTGAAGAACTTGACGAACGGATTGAAAAGACAAACAAGCAAATGAGTCAGATGGATGAACCTAAAGACTTGTACCGTTGTCAAGGTGAGCTTAAAGCTCTACGTAGTCTTCAAAAACTAAGGGATAAAGTAAACAATGGTTGATGAAAAGAAGAAAAGCAAGGGGTACCAAGAAGGTGGTCTTACTGACGATGGAACTGAAGTAGAACCTACTACTGGAAATGAGGTTCCACCCGGAAGTATGGACGACGAAGTAAAAGATGATATTCCTGCTCGCCTGTCTGAAGGAGAGTACGTTCTTCCTGCAGATGTTGTACGGTTTATTGGTCTTGGTCAGATCGAATCTCTTGTCCAACAGGCCAAACAAGGTCTGCAACAGATGGAAGCTAACGGTCGCATTGGTGGTACACCAGTAAATGACCAAGGTGTTCCTTTGGAGGGTGAAGAAGAGCTTACTCCTGAAGAAATGCAAATGCTTGCTGAAGCTCTTGGTCAAGCTCCTACAGGTATGAATGAAGGAGGTTTAGCGGAAGAGCCATACCAGTTGCCTCCAATGGGGTCTAAACCTAAAGAAAATAAAATAAGCATCGGAAAACTTATAGGTGAACTTGCCAGTGGAGAAGGAGCTGTTTCGACGGAAGAAGAGCTTTTAGATAGATACTACAAACTTAAAGAAAAGGGTGAAAGGACTTTTAACGCAGACGCTTTCCTTAAAATTTTAGTTTCTCAAGAACTAGATAAGGGGCTGTCTGTCGATAACTTAAAAGAATCGGCTAAAAAAGCTGGTCTTACGGAAGGATCAGCTTCAATCGTTATTGATGAGATTTTAAGCCGATACCCTAATAAAAACTCTAAGCTGCGAGATACTGGTGTGGAAAATTTAGACTTGTACAGCGATATTGAGAGTGAAGTGAGACGAAGACAAACAGGTATGGCTATGGGTGGTATGGTTCCTCAGCAACAGCAGGCTGCGTATAACCCATACGTCCAACAGTACCAACAGTATACCCCTCCAGCTTTCAAGTCTACTCGTCCTATGGGTATGAAAGATGGTGGACTAGTGAAGAAACCAGAAGAAAAAGAAGAACCGTCTAATAAAAAGCGGAGTGGTCTTGGTTGTAAGTAAACCAGAGTAAAATGGCTACCCGGTTATACCGGCCCCAACACAAGGAGAATAGTTTTGGCCCAAGAAAAAGTGTACGTAGATTCTAGTTATCGTCAAGCTCGTAATCAAGCAAAGCGAGAAAAAGAAGAAAAAGAACTAGAAGAACTCATGAAACAGATGGGTGGTACAGAAGAGGAAACTCAAGAAGAAGAAGAACAAGTAGAGGAAGTTGAAGAACCAGAGGTTGTAGAAGAAAAAGAAGAACCTCAGGAAGAAGAGGAAAAAGAACTTTCCCGAGAAGAGAAGACTTTCAAGAAACGCTACGGTGACCTTCGTCGCCATATGTCTGAGAAGGAAAAAGAGTGGGAAGCTAGGTTTGAAGAACTTAAGGCTCAAACTCAAAAACAACAAGTAATTCCACCGAAGTCAGACGAAGATATCGAAGCGTGGGCTACTAAGTATCCTGATGTTGCGGGTATTGTTGAAACTATCGCACATAAAAAAGCACAGGAGTTGTTCTCTAAAGCAGAGAATCGACTGAAAGAGTTTGATGACGCTCATTATGAAGCCTCTCGTACTCGTGCTGAAACACAAATCCGTAAGGCACACGAAGACTTTGACGAGCTTCGGGCTTCTGACGACTTCCACGATTGGGCCGACGAGCAGCCTAAGTGGGTTAAAGACGCGCTCTACGAGAATGCAGACGACGCACCCTCAGTTATTCGAGTTATTGACCTCTACAAAGTAGATAAAGGTCTGACTCCGAGTGCTAAGAAAGAAAAGACTAAAGAAGCAGCGAAGACAGTGAAGACCTCTAGCACCCCTAAGGTGGACCCTGAAGAAGGTGGTAAGAAAATCCGAGAGTCTGAGGTTGCTAAGATGTCTGACAAAGAATTTGAAGAACGGTGGGACGAAATCCAAAAAGCACAACGTAATGGTGATTTCGTCTATGACCTGTCCGGGGGAGCACGTTAATTCATCGTTCTACTAAACTTTATCCTTGACAAGTGTACAACAATATGCTATAATATACTTAAGGTTGTACCGGGAGGATACTCCCTATAGGATAAGCAGAGAGTATGTGCCCCTTTCTAGGACTACCACGTACTCTCTACAACACCTTCCCTTACAAAAGCCTACACAACAGATAAGACTAACCTGAACGATTATAGGCCCGTCTGTAGTAACTCCGGCCAGAGAAGCTACAGTCGCACCCTAGAAAGTACAGCCTCTTAGAAGTGGTGTTTAGCTTACATAAAGCCAAATATCATAGGAGGATTAACTATGGCTTTTCAATCTGCAACAGGCTGGGGTAACCTGCCTAACGGTAACTTTAGTTCCGTTATTTACTCTAAGAAGGTCCAACTGGCCTTCCGTAAGTCTACCGTTGTTGGTGACATTACAAACAGTGACTACTTCGGTGAGATTAGCTCGCAGGGTGATACCGTTCGTATCATTAAAGAGCCGGAGATTTCGGTGAGCGCCTACGAGCGTGGTACTCAAGTTCAAGCTCAAGACCTTGACGACGAGGACTTCTCGCTGGTGATCGACAAAGCTAACTACTTTGCGTTCAAAGTGGACGACATCGAAGAAGCTCACAGCCATGTCAACTTCATGGACCTTGCTACTAACCGGGCGGCTTACCGTCTGGCTGACCAGCACGACCAAGAAGTTCTTGGTTACCTGTCGGGCTATAAGCAGTCGGCTCTGCACGATGCTGCAGACACTGTGAACGATCAGGTGAATGGTACTAAAGCCATTGACACTGCTGGTTCGGACGAACTGCTTTCGAGCATGAAGCTGAAGAAGGGTGACTTTGGTAACATCACCACTGGTGCGGCTGGGGATCACTCGATTCCTGTTGCTGCTCGTCTTCCGGGTGCTACGGCTCTGCCGACCGCATACGTCTCGCCGGTTATGTTGATTAACCGTATGGGCCGTCTGTTGGACCAGCAGAACGTGGACAAGTCGGGTCGTTGGATTGTTATTGATCCGGTCCTGATGGAAGTTCTGCAGGACGAAGACTCGCGCTTCCTGAACGCTGACTTCGGTGATTCGGGTGCTCTGCGCAACGGTCTGGTTCTTAACAACTGGAACGGTTTCCGTGTCTATGTCTCGAACAACCTTCCGTCTGTTGGTGGTGGTGCCGCAACCACTGGTACTGCTAACCAGAATACGGACTTTGGTGTTATCGTTGCTGGTCATGACTCAGCTATTGCTACGGCTGAACAGATCAACAAGACTGAGACCTACCGTGACCCGGACAGCTTTGCTGACATCGTGCGTGGTATGCACCTCTATGGTCGTAAGATTCTGCGCCCTGAGGCTGTCACGACTGCAAAGTACAACTTGGCATAATAGGAAAGGAAACTAATCATGGCTACTGTAACTACTTTGGCTGGAGGTAAGACCGCTGGTCGTACCGCTGGTTCCGTTCCCTACTTTGTCGATGTTGAGATTGACTTTGCTGCTGCAGCTACTGCTAAGGGTTCTGCCCTTGCCGCTGCTGATGTCATCGAGTGTATCTCGGTTCCGGCAAACTCTCTGGTTCTCAACGCTGGTTTTGAGGTCATCACTGCCGCTGGCGGTGAGTCCGCAGACAATGCGTGGGACTTGGGTGTGACTGGCGTCGATGCTGATGTCTTCGTTGATGGTTTCGATGGTGACGCTGCTGCTGCTGGCGACTACGCTCAGAATGCTGCTGCATTCCAGCCGGTTGTCATTGCTACTGCAGACACCATCGACCTTCTGATCCAAGCCGCTACCACTGCTCCTACTTCGGGCAAGCTCCGTGTGTGGGCTGTCCTGATGGACATTGATGGCCGCTACGGTGCAGACGAAGTTGATCGTGACGTTCTTGCGTAACTAACTTTGGGGGCTGCTCTAGGGTGGCCCCCTTAGACTCTTTAATCCAAGAGGAATGATAATGGGATCGACTTTCCTAGCACTAGTGAACAGAGTTAACCGTAAAGTAAACGAGGTAGAACTCACTTCGTCTAACTTTGCGAGTGCAGATGGTTTTTACTCTACCGCAAAGGATGCTGTGAACGATGCCATTAGTCGTATTAACCAAGATGACTTTACTTGGCCCTTCAACCACCAGACATACAACGAAACTATGGTGGCTGGCACTAACCGCTAT